ATCTATTCTTTCTTTCTTCTGTTCTTTCTTGCATAGTCTCCTTGTAGTCTTCGTCTAACAAGTTCTCTATGTCTTTTGTTGTTGCTTGTTTTGTATTTGTTTTCATAATGGTTATCCTACATTATCCCTTAGGTACTGTCAACTGATTTAATTGTGGTCCTTGTTGACATATATGGTACTCGTCTACTCTCGCCACCATTCCAATCATATCTATAACTCTCATACTTTTCTTTCTTAACTTTAATTGGTGTTTCAAGAGCCTTGGACCTTGGTGCTATTGCAACGAGCGATTGTAAATGAGTTCTAATAAAATCCATTAAACATCTTTGATTACAGAAATAATCCCAGATACCATTTTGATAGCTATTATATCTACCTTGTTTTATTTTAATAGTTCTTAAAACTTTATTGTCGCCTGAGCCTCGCACTCTTGATTGTGTTTCCTGAGTATGACACTCAGGACCATGACACCAATTATAATCGCTCATGTCTACCTCGATTGTCTGGCAACATTGCCCAGAAAGAAAACAATCCATATGCAGTTACTATTAATCCAATAGTAAAGTCAAAACGAATTGCAAGAATTGGTCCTAAATTTAAAAGTACAAAGCCAAATAACATTAATAGTAATTTCATTAGTGCCTCACTTTCCACGATTGCGTTGCTGTTCTATATCCATGACTATCTAAATCATAATAAACATAATAAGGTGTTCCATTCTTTGCAACACCATATCTGCTTTTCTCGTCATGTTTGCCTTGTCTAGTAATATGTTTTTTGTGCTTGTTAGCCCAATAAGTTATGTAAAATGTTTTAGTCATTTATTTCTCCTGTATAAGTTAATGACCTATCCTATCATTGATAGGATAGGTCGTCAAGTGTTAATTTACACTTTCAGCATTATTTTTTTCGTATAATAACCTCGCTTTAATCTTATCTTCTCTTGACTGATTTTTGTTCTTCATACCTTTAACTCTTTCAGCTAGATTTTTAGGATTGTAGATTACAAGTCCTGTTGAGTTCGTTCTAATTATTTCTGCCTCTTGAACATTTAATCCGAGTTCAGTACATAATTCTATTGCCTCATCAAGATACTTATAACCCTTTAGACCAATTTTAATTTCTTTCATTTGGTCTAAAATAGATTTAATCCAATTTCTATGTGCCATAACAAATTGTCCTTTGGCTTGTTTCCACTCTTTCAACATCATAAATTGTTGTTCATTACAAGCAATAGAACGATCACGACAATAATCACGACCAATTATATCTAATTGATATTTTTCGTTCCACTCTTTGCCATATCCATTGTCATCATTACCAAGATACTTATTATTGTTGTCCATATATTTTGTTAAATGTGGGTTGCTATCTTTGCCCTCTTGTTCAACTAAAATATCAGGATTGCAATTATCTTGTGCTTTAAGTTCATCACGATACAAAGCATATCCATAAGCTTTGTTGTCATCATAACTTGAAGTGTTGTTGCCCTCAAAACAACCATTTAAACGAAAGTCAAAATGTTCTTCAATGGTATCTTCTTTCATAATAGGATTATTGTCATAATCTCTATCTTCTTTCATACCTAAATAATGAAAGTGAAAGCAACTGTCTTTTGCAATAGTGCTAACATTTTCAAACTTGTTTTGAAGATGATATGCCATTTTGACATCTTCGGGTGTATAATGTTTTCTGACAATAGTTTCTGCAAGTTCCCATGCTTTGTCATTTAACTCAATTTGATCGCCTTTGAGTTCATCATACTTTTGTTTTTCTTGCGTGTCCTCTTGTTCCAAGTGTACTCGCATACGATTTGCGATTTTATTTCTGTACTCTTGGTTTAGTCTTATTCTACTCATTTTACCTCTTTCTGTTGTTTGCATAAATAAATTAATATACTACTTGACATTACTTGTCAATAGGATTATATAGGAATAATTAAATTAAGTGCTAAACAAGTAAATTAATTTAGTGGGACAACTTCTGGTTGTATGTCATTAAACAGTTAACGAATAACAACCAGAACTGATCCCAGATCTGTTGACTATTAAAATCGCTGATCAGCGCAACGGATCTGGGATCAGTAACGCTTGATATCAGCGGGACGATGCACCCTAGAGGTAAACGCAGTCCAACTGATCCCTGATCCCTGATCTCTGCCCAATATGTTATCGCTTCGGCAATGACTAGGTCCAGAGATCTGGGATCAGTTGTCTAGTGTAGGTTGTACAGTTTACCTTGGCTACACACTCAACTGGTCCGGCCCTGGCCGCTTTATGCGTATACTGGGCCGCAAGCTTCAGGCAGCAAGCACTTGACAGCTGGTCCTGGAGATGATAGGATGAATTTAGAAAGGAATAATTATGGACAATGAAATAAATGACAGATCAGTTAACCCGCTAATAAGAATAGCTAACGCCCTGGAGGAGATCCTTCGGCTGGTGAAGGCTGATCAAGAGAAGATGGAGAAGAGACTACGTGAAGAGAATTAAACACAACGATTTGCTGCCATGGTTCATCAGGGACCATGGCACGTTGCCGGCTGCCTACCTGGCCAGCTGTGAGAAGTTTTTCAAGGCCGGAAGAGAAGACGCAGAAATGTACAAGCGCCAAGCGCCAAGCTACAAGCAGCAAGCGCCAAGCTTGACAAGCTCCAAGCTTTCAGGTAGTAGTAGGATTATAAAGGAGAAATAAATTATGAAAACAAAAGAAGCATGGGACCTGGTTGGAGGCCTATCGAAGCCCGGCAAAATGCCCGGCTGGTCAATTGGTATACCTGCAAAAGAATGCAAGACAGGGTCCAAGCTCCGGGCTGTCAAGGGCTCAGTCTGTGATGACTGTTACGCCCTGAAGGGCTGCTACGTGTTTAAGGTTGTCCAGGATGCACAGTATAGAAGACTGGCAGCAATATACACAGCTCCATGGGTCCAGGCAATGGCTCACCTGATCAACAGCAAGAAGCCGGACGTGTTTAGATGGCACGATTCAGGAGATGTACAGGATCTGGAGCATTTAAATAAAATTTATGAAGTATGCAGGTTGACGCCTTCAAAGCGTCACTGGATGCCAACCCGGGAAGCATGGATCAAGGACCACCTGGACAGGGCACCTGCTAATCTGGTAATTAGATTTAGCGCGCCCATGGTGGACCAGGCAGCACCTGCCAGCTGGCCAAACACCAGTACTGTGGTCACAGCTAGCGCAACATGCCCGGCGCCTCATCAAGACAATCAATGCAAAGATTGTAGAAATTGCTGGAATTCTGAAATTAAAAATATATCATATGGCCAGCATTAATGTATTATTGGAACCCTCAAAGACTCAAAGAATTGAAAGCTCGTGGCCACAGGCTGCAAGCTTCCCCGGCTTCACTCGTGAAGAAATCGGATCAGGTCATTAGCCGCAAAGACTCGACGGAGGCTAGAAGGCGTGCACCTGGTCCGGGCCTCAAGCACCAAGCTCCAAGCAAACCTAAACCAGAACCTAGTTCAGGTTCTGAAGTTCCAAGCAACAAGCTGCAAGCTCCAAGCAACAAGCTCCAAGCTTAGGCTCCAAGCCACAAGCTACAAGCTCATCGATTCTTGATCCAGGGATCAAGTAGTATTGAAAAAGTTTCGAGGACCTTTGACCAAGGGCCTCGACTAAGATAAATGTATTCTTAGGATGTGTCTTATGGAAGGCAATTTGGTGAGGTGAAATTTTAATTTTATTCCCTTTGGTGCACTTTAATTCTACTGTGAAAAATGTGCCAGAAGTATTATAGCCCAATAGATCAGGAGTGCCAAGAGAGCTAAGGTTTTCAATCCTAATCCACGAAATATCTTTAGAAACTTTACGAAGTTTTTTATATAATTTAGCCTCTGGACCCATACAGTTTTCGGGGGAATATCATCACTCATTAAACGTCGTAATGAGTAGATCTTAGCTTGTCAGGTATAAGTAATTTTTTCTCGTTTTGAGGTCTTAAAACTAACCGTAATGAAGGCTGCCCTATAATCATATGCTCCTGCACTTCCATTCTTTTAATTTCTTCTAAGTGACCATCAACAGCTACATAAATTTTAGCATGAGAAATAGCATTACCTTGATACTTAGTTTGTCCCATTGTGAACTTACCTAAGAATTCTTGAAGGTGTTTTACAAACATTTTAATTTTCCTCGATTATCTTTCATATATTGACTTTATAGGATAGTTCCCTTAAATTGTCAATATGGGAGTTCCAAAAAGATTAACAGAAATGCAACAAAGATTCGCCGAGTTTTTAGTATTCGGTGGACCTGATGGACCCATGTCTAAACGTGAAGCAGCTGTGGCAGCAGGGTATTCACCTGACCGTGCCATGCGAGAAGGATCAGAATTAACTAACCCAAGATATTCACCATTGGTAGTAAAATATATTGGTGAGTTAAAAGAAGAAAGACTTCGAAAACATGAAGTGACTTATGAAGGCCACGTAGCAGAACTCGCTAGGTTGAGAGAAGCCGCTTTAAAGAAAGGAAGTTTTTCCAGCG